AACCAGCTGGTATAGAGACAACTCCAGTAGCTGCTACTCCTTTTGCTGCGACAAGTGCGGCAGCTGACATAGATCCAAAATGAACTAAGGATCTAAGTTGCTTACCCCACCATGTCTTTGTTTCTATAGGATTATCATAAGCTCCGAAAGGACTCCACTCGGGTCTGTACTCTCCAAATTCTTCCTTTTCTTTCTGCATTTGTCCAGACAAAGCATCAGCTGTACGCTCTGGAAATGTAGCGATAGATGATGCTGTATCTTGTAGACCACCAGACAGGATGGATTGACCTTCTTTTATTAAACCTTGAAGACCTCCGATACCTTCTTCTACGTTTCTAGGATCTTCTTGAATATCTGCATCTTGTTGCTCTAGTTCAAGTTCCTCGGATTCTTCGAGTTGTTGGTTTTGTTGTTCAAGGCGGTATCTATCAATGTCTTGTTGACTGAATTGTGAGTTTGTCATTTACTTTTTCTTTTTCTTTTTCTTGAATAGTGGGTCTTTTTCTAAATTAAGCACACCAGTTTCCCAATTCATTAAAGGTTCATCCGATCGTGTAAAGTTACCACTGAAATAATCAAAGTCATCTTTATAATCAAGTTGCTTACCAATTGGAGACTTTATATACCATCCATCCCCGCCGTTATACATATTTCTTGTAGATTGTAATGCTTCTCTAATCTTCTCTGGAACTGGTTTGTTTTCTTTAATTCTATTCTCAAAGTACAATCTAGTAGTAATTAATCGTTCTTCGTGTTGTTTTCCAACGAATGTGTTCGCTTTAAGAATCTGATTAACTATAGAATCTGTGTTACTTTCTAACTCTGCGTTTATATTTTCTTCGCTGAGACCTTTGTTTAAGAAACTAAACTCTGGATTAGCCTGTATATATGCTCGAGTAAATAGACCTTCCTCTTTAGAAGTAATAGTCTCGCCAGCTTTAACAGTCTGTAACTTCTTCTCTACATCATTTAATATAGCTAAAGATATATCAGCTTGCAAATCTTGAAACTGATTAAGTGACATATTGCTCTTATGGAGATTTGGAAAGAATTTAAGTACTGCTGCTTTTTCTGCTCTATTTAAGTTTATTAATCGTCTCCAATCGTAACCTTCAGTCACTGCACCTTGAATATCGGTTTGTCGATTAGCTTTAACACGTATTAAATTGATTGCTAAAAAATCTTGAGTATTCTCATCAAAGTCATCATTCATATCTACAACTCCAGAATCAACAGCTTCTATTAGTTCCTCAGAAGTAAATCCATAAATACCAAAATCATCAAACTTTCCTGACTTAGCCATCTCGTACATTCTTTCTACGGTCCGTATTTCCGTACCGGGTGTAACCCATCCAAGTAGCATTTCAGCACCCTTGAACATACCAGTTTTTTCTCCAACATGATCTACTTTTCTACCCGGGGTAGATCTACGTAAAATCCTTAATACATTTTCTTCTGATGTTCGATTTTCGTCAGTGGAATTAAGAATTAAGTGATTCTTAGTAAAGTTAGGTCTAATAGTTAATTTCTTTAAGTCTTCATCATTTAATTTTAAACCATCTTCTGGATTTACAAAGTTTTCATCTTTCTCATTCCACATATTCATAGCTTTTAGTCTTGTCTCTAAGTATAGAATACCGGACATGCTGTTAGCTGCACCTACAATTTTAAGATAACCGGGCATAGGTCCTTGAAAATTATTATTTCTCCACTTTACGCCTTCTAACATTCCTTGTTGTTCTTCTATCGAATTAACCTCTGTGTTGTTCAGCCATTTTTCTGGATTTTTTTTGAACTTATCTGCTTCTTCTTTAATACGTTCAGCTTTAGGCAAAATAAGAATGTCATTCTCATCAGGTTTAAAGTCACCTTTTACGAGCTTAGCTATTACTAATGGATAATTTTTGTCCATCCATCCAGCTACATTTAAAGAGGGTGTATCTGCTCTTGCAAGCTCTAGCTGAGCGTAAAGGTATTGTTTAGCTTTAAGAACTTGTATATCTCTAGTACCTTCCAGAGGTAATTCTCCGTCTTTATCTAATTCACTCTGCCAGTCAGCAATCCAAGATTGATTATTTATATCTTTAAATGTATTCGCTTTAGCTGTCAAGTCTACATTATTATCAACCGTCTCATCGCCGAAGAAGAAACCGGGAATTTCTAGTCCATCAACATCAAATCCCTTTGACTCCATTTCTTTTATATATTCATCTACCTTTTTCATTACCTTGTTCTTACCATTAGCAGTCTTTATTAAATGAGTACCACCATTTTCTATTGTATTTTCTCGGAAAAAATTTTCAAAACCACCATCAATTCTTTCTTTGATAGCTTTTTTAGTCTGTGTAACTTCAGACTGTAATCGCTCTAACTCAACTACATTTCCTATATTTCCTTTAAGTAAGTCATCAGCTTCGGGGCTATCGAATCCTATAATGAATCCATCCTTAGCTGCTGGATGGGCAATCTTCACGTCATGTAATAAATACTCTAAGCCACCTCTGGTCAGTTTATTCTTTACGCTAGGTAATGTATCAAGAAAAATTTGTATAGCTTCTTGTGCATTTACACCATCTATTTTTTGTATTTTTAATATTGCGTTATTGAAATTTCCATCATGAACTACCCTTTTTGTACCATCCTCAAGTTCTGTTACTGTCGTGCTAGTAGCAGCATCTAAAATTATACTCTTTTTCTTTTTTTCTGTACCAGCGTAGTACCTTCTAAGAGTAGTTTGTTTATATGTAGCTATAGCAGCTGCTTGTTCCTTTGCTAGCTCAGGTAATAGATGCCTGTTAACGTATTTCTGAGCTTCTCTTGAGTTTCTATCTATACCTTTAGCGTCTAGATCTATATAGTATTTAGTAAGGATACTTGTAACAGCTCTATCAGAAATGCCGTTTGCTTGATCTTGAGTTGCTGCGGAGTATATAAAGTTATCTTCAATTTTAGTATTATAAGCTGAGGCGGCATGCTTGTTATAAGCATCATTTATTCCATCAAGATCTATCTCTTCACCTGTTGGAAAATATTGGAGTTTTAAAAATTCAAGAGCCTGTTCATCTACTTCACCTGTCTCTTCATTAAATGCTATTTTTCTAAGCTGCTCGGTTAATTCAGTATCGGTTAATTCACTAAGATCTTCTAACTCCTTTAGCTTATCTTTTGCATTTTTATCTAACTTTCTAAATTTCTTTAGAGTTTCTCGAGAGTCTTTATCAGCATCAAGAACTTTTTTAAATTTAGCACCTTCACCAAGAAAATCCTTCAACTTAGAAGCATTCTCAATATTATCGGTAGCCATTTGCTTCTCAATTTGACCTAAACCTTGTAAGAACTCTTTTAGCTCATTTTGATTATTAGTAATACTCTCATTAGCTGCTTCTGATAAATCAGCCGAGGTATCTTCCCAGTTGGTATCACTGATATCAGGTATCTGATCCCGTGGTGTACCAATTATATTTGAATATGATGATGTCATACTAACTCCATATCTACGTCAATTTGGTCGTAATCTACAGTTAAGAAGTTTAGGTTGTTAGTTGATGCGATACCTACAGCCATAGGGTTAACCTTAACAACATCTTGAGCCATAACTCCACGAAAGCGTCTATCAGCACCCTTGTAGCTAAACTCATATATCTTATAACCTTTAGGTGATATACCAACCTGTTTAATATTATCTTTTAATCTACGGTCAGAGGCACCTCCACCAAAGAACCAAGACATTGGACCGGCATTTAATGAATTCGCACCAGTTGCTCCTAGACCTCCCAAGCCGTATATGCTTGCTGCTGCACCTAAAGCCATCGTACCAATCTTTAAGGCACCACCAAGTCTATTAGTTGGAGTTAGCATAGTAGGTGCTCCATACATAGCTGGTAAACCTAATCCTTCTCTTGCTGCTGCTCTTGAAGCTTGCAGCTTACGTAAGGCTCCAGTGTTTGCATAAGCCATATTTCTTCCTAATATATTATCTACAACACTATCAACTTCGGATCTCTTCTGTAGTAAAGCTTGATACTTTTGAAGACCAAACTTAACAGAACGTCCACCTTCATTTACAGCTTTAGAAGCTAAGAAAGCTTTTGTAGCATCTTCTATGACACCTCTACCTTTACCTATATTTGTTAGAGCAGAAGCATAGAAATCACTAAGTGTTCTAGTGAATCCTAATACACTTGTATCTAATCTTCGTCTAAAAGTGGATTCTTTATTAGCAAATATGAGGCCATTTTGCCAATGAGTGACCACCTTAGTTTCATTTTCTCGTTTGTCGGCCGCTCTTTGACCGGCATTAAGATCCATGCACATGGCAAAACTCTATAAATTGTACTTTATTTGGTCCGTATTCAAACTTACGTAAGAACTTGAAACCTAGAAATCTAAGTAATTTTAAATGTACTTTGTTTCTACTATCAACTATATTCCAAAGGAGAGGCTCATTACGGCTATCGACATACCGTTTGGCTTCTCTTGCGAATGTAATTGGATATCGGTTAATATCAGGAGTGCAAAGCATCCATATATTACCATCTTCTCCTACTCCGGCCATGCCAGCAGTCTTGCCGTCAGGCACTGTGAAATACACGTAGGAAGGGTTGTGAGTCATGAGAAGGGGTAGTTCGTTATGATCTATCCCATGACCTTCTTCGACCTCTCTGAGGTCATCTGGACGGAGATTAGAGGCCACCTCCTTGGCAGCCTCCAATGTTAGTGGGTGTGTATATTTAGCCACGTCTGTAGTATTTAGGTGTATAATTACCTTCCCAAGATACTGCACGTAATGTAGCTGGGGCGGGATGTGATGATTTTAACGTAACATCTACGTTTGTATTCTTTTCGTATACAGGAATTGTTTTAATAAACTCTTCTAAGTATGGTGCATCAGAAGCATTATATTCATCAAGCTCAGTTGACTCGTATACTTCCGTATAATCTGTTTTACCTACACGTTCAAGTGTGGTTTCGTAAAGCCCTATTTTTCCAAAGTGAAGTTTTACTCTATGTAAGACTAATGAAGCATTTACATCTGATCGAGTACTATTCCCTTCTTGTCTAGTGTAGTAAAATGTAGGAAATTTAACTTCATATGGATAAATATATCCTATAGTTAATGTAGCACTTGACCAATCGCCGGGTAGTGTAAAGCTAGTTGTGCTTGTACTCGTAGGTTTTGCATATCTTCCAAGTCGTGCAGCGTTAGTATTTGTATCAACAACCACTAAGTCATGATTAGGTGTAGTTACACTAGGCAACCAACTGACACTACTAAAGGTTGTAAGATTTGTAGATGCACTAAAACTTCCACCACTTATAGTAGTATAATTATCTACATGTAATAGAAACTCAACTTCATCTTGAGTTATACTAGGATCTGATGTAGTCTGTACAAGTTTAATAGACTGTAGAAACTTATCACTATCTAAAAAGAAGTATTCATCATTAATAATAAAATGATATAGTAATGGATTATTAAGTTTCCATTTAAACCATGCAGCTTGTTTTCTCTCTTCAGATACTTGGAAGTATTTATAACCATAAACAATATCAGAATCAGTCTTACCCATTAAGACAACAGCGTTCTCTCTTGAGTTAGTTAATAAATCAATATCTTTAGGTAGTAAAGTAGGGACAACCTTACTTACTTCAACTATATTAGGTTCACCTTCTCTCTGAGTATTAGCCATTTCATTAAATCGACTATACTTACCAGAGTTATCTAGGTAGGCTAATGTCGTTCCTAGAGATATCGGGGGTATGGTTTCGTTGTAATTAAAAGTTGAGACACTACGTAACTTAGCTGTATCAGGGTTTAAAACTGTATCATCTGATGATAATAAGAATTGCTGGTTTGTACTAAATATAACTAAACCTGTGTTTATTTCTATACCATCAAATAATTCAGATGGGAATATAGAAGCAGCAGATATATCTATAGGATCAGCAGCGGATACTGTAAGAGCTGATTCAGCAAAGAAATCGGGAGTACCAAATGTTCCCGGTCTAGATGTTATTACATTTTCTCCTGATAATAAAGCTAATCTATTACGAAAAAATAAAACTTTATTAATACGTTGACCTACAAATGAAGGTAGAGGGTTAGTGATATCATCACCTACTTCTCGATCAGCATATGTAAATTGTTTTACAGTAAATGTAGTAGTAGCTGTACGTTGTATAACTAAAGGCATATTAGTTAGAGATTTGGCTATACCCGGTTTAGCACATTCTGCCCATGAACCAGTACCATCTCTACTATTTTCTCCTTCAAATCTTAAATAATAATCATCTTCCTCAGCCATTCTAGCATTAGCTATCTTGACTATATACCCATGTTTACATTGATTAGGTAAGTTTTGTACATCGTTTACAGAGCCTTGAAAACATCGCATCAGATCCTCTTCAACAACCTCTATACTAAACGAGCTAGTACTGGAAAAATATATACCCGGTCCTATAACTTTGGCTGTAATACCACTAGGTAAGTTAGCTGTAATACCACCAAGAATAGTATCAGCAGTTACAGCTGTATCAGCATCAAAAGGTGTAGGAGCTGGTCGTATTAAACCATCCCCATTAGAAGACACAGTAGCGTTAACTTGTGTGCTTTCTATCTCGGTTACGGTTATTTCTATATAAGATTGTCCATCAGAACTACTTGCTTCATCAGCATGCTCTGGATTAACTCGTACAACGTCACCAACTTCCCAACCTTCACCACCATGTAGTAAGACACATTCTATATTATAGCTACATCTGTAGTTTTGTCCGTCTGGTCCGTCGCTTGAAGCACTGTAGTTAGGGCTAACACCTTGCTGACCTAAAGCTGTTATACGAAATGTTAGGTTATCTCTACCTGTAGTTAAAGTTGTACCACTGCTGTTTTTAACATGTACTATATTACTTGAACTGGTGTAACTATTAGCAGCTGTGGCAGCATAAACTTCTGTACCTATACCGGGACAATGTCCTGATCCGTCTCCTTCATCAAAGTCATTTCCAGTAACTTTTATTTTAGTAGCTCGCTTAACAGTTGTAACAGTTGTACCATTGTTTATATTAATACCATACTGCCTACCGTTTTCAGTACGCATTAATTCTACATATCCAAAATGAGCATCTGGTGTAGCATCCGTTGTTCCTGTTGTTCCGATAAGAGTATTAGCATTAGTAGCATCACGATTAGTGAGAAAAGTTGTATCATTAATCGTAAGTGTCTGTATATTCTCTGGTGTACTTGTAGCTAAGTAATTTGTTATAGCTGTCTGGCCACCAGTACCGTAAGCTGTGGTCATCTGTACACCATCATTGCAACGCCAAACACGGATTTGACCGTCAGCTGCAATCTGTCCTATGTATGATCCTTCTGTCTCATCACGAAAATAATGAAACCACGAACCACCACCCTGTACGTTAGCTAGAGGAGCTGTGCCAACTCTTTTAGCACCCGGTCTTTTAAATAGACCTTTAGTTATGTCTGGTATTGCGTTTGTTATCTCTTGTACCTGACCGGGAAATTTTAGCTGGTCAGGCTGTTCTGACATTCCTAGTGAGTATTGAGGGATAGTTTGTGTAATTGTTGTCATTATCTTCTAAGGTTTCTCCAAGGTTGATAAGTTTGATATGCGGTATCATCTTCAAACCCAAACATGCTGTGATCTCCTTGCTTGCATTCATACTCCATAAGAGCTGCTCTAGCAAGTGCTTCTTGCTGGGCTAATAATTTAACAAGTTCTGGGTTAGATACTAATTTTGTAGCAGCCATTCTAGATGCTCTATAGACTATATACCTTCTAAATATAATAGGTAGATCTTCAAAATTATATAACTTAACAACGTCAAGATCAATACTATCTACATCTTCAAATAAATTAGTATGATCTATTTTATCATATAAAAACCCGTTACGACGTACAAAGTCATAAGTTCTGCGAGACTGATTATCATGATGATCTAAAGATAGTACATCGTTACCTATCTCGATCTTATGAGTAGTGGAATCAGGGGTATATTTTACATGTTTTTCTGTATTAAAATGCCACCCCTCTGCTTGCGTGTCTACGTTCGCATCACGGAGTAGATTATATATTAATGATATTTCTGGGTTATCAAAATTAAGAGTGGTTAAGGGTGATTGTCCAATAGCCCCCAGTATATTATTTACTGCGGACAGTTCGGTGTCGATGTCAATAGTTGTGGAAGCCATGAAAAAAAAAGGGAGCCGAAGCTCCCGTATAAAAAATAAAAATTAACCAAATGCTGTTGGTGCAGTGCCTGTACCAGCGTACAGTTCTACAGCAGCAGCTGGGTTTAAGTAGTCTGCTCCCATAGCAAGTCTTCCGAGGATTACATCACCTTGGTAAACCACTGAGATGTCTCCACTTGTTACTTGAACTTGTGGGCCGATTGCTTCAACACAACCTGCAGCTTCTTTCTGGAAGATAAGTCCACATGAGTTGTTGAACTTAGCTTCTTGTCCGTAGTCGTTAACGGTAGCGTTATGATCGTCACCCATTGCTTCGCCTACGAAAGAGCCTGAGTTTCCGGGATCTGTTATACCGGGTGCAGTTGCAGATGCAGTTCCGTACTTAGTACCAAACTTTCCAAAGAAAGGAATGTTCATTGACTTGTAAATCTTGATTCCAGCAATTTCGATGATGCCATTACCTGATTGTAATGAGTCACCTTGCTCGTCTCTGTTAACAAGACCATTAGAACCAACAGCTTGGATAAGCTCGTAGTACTGTCTTGGGTTAAGAACACCAACTCTGCCTTCAGTAGATACTCCTTTCTCATCAAGAGCAGCAGCAGCATCATAGAATGCGTTAATTAGTGAAGCTGATACATATGCGTCAGCACCTGAGTTGTTTGTTCCTACTCTGATCTGTGTACCACCGGGCTCTACAAAGTTAGCCTTTGTGATTGGACTAGCTTTTCTAGCTGCCTTAGAGATAGCTCTGAAGATCTTTCTGTCGTACTTCTCAGCAAGAGCGTATCCAATCTTCTTGGATATTTCACCACGTAAGTCGTAGTGTGCTAGTGTTTCATCTAGCTCATAAACAAATGCACTTGAGATTAATAAATCGTCGCATGTAATTGTTTTTTCAGCTACTGGAGGTGCTCCATCGGAGTTACCTAGTATGCTGTTTCCTGGAGTATGATACTCCGCAGTTGTTCTACCTGTGTAGATGAACTGAAGACTCTTACCATTAGTAAGTGATCTCTTCATTACAAGGTCTCTAGCGATTGTATTACGCTGGAAGCCTTTGAACATCTCTCCACTGAACAACTTTAAAAATAATGCTCTTCTAGCAGTAGTTGTAGAAGCAGCACCATTATCAGCACCCGGGCTAGTTAAGCTCGTGGTTAGTGTGCTATTTTGTTGTGCCATTGATATGGATTGTTAAAAGTTTATATTGCTTTGTACAAATTTTTCTCGAGATTGTTGTGGTCTATCCCACCGTCTAGACGGCTGATGGTATCCGGCGTACCGGGCAAAAGCCAATAGAGAAGAGGTCCGACTCTGAGGTGCCTCTTGTCTCATGTGATATAGAACGTGTGTCCATTCTATAAAACAGAAAAGAGCTACAATCGAAATGATTGCAGCCCAACATGAATTTAATTTCACTTAACAAATTTTTTGTAAGCAATGCCACGATATACGTAAGTTACTTGCATTGTAATCTCCATATACCTAAGCCCCGTTCCATGCTTAGGAGTCATGCGTCCCTAGTGGGATGAACGGACGGGATTGCTATTCTCCTGTAAGAGCTTCCTCTAGCGATTCATACTCTTTTTCTTCAGTTTTGTTTTCAGGTTGCTTTGCTTCTGGTTCAGGTGAATAGCTAGTAACAGAAGCTTTAGCTATTGATGATTGGTGTGACATTTTTTTTAATTTCAGAATCTATTTTTTTGGAAGCGGTTTCGTCTTCTCTTATCCATGTATTAATTGTGTATCGAAATCCTTTTGGTTTGTCTACATAATGTGGATACATAAAATAAACAGGAAAGATAAGAGCTTCACCTTTTCCTAATTTTGTAGTGTATTGTTGATTAGGAAAATTAAATTCCCCATCTTCAAAATTATCATTTAGACCTAATATGATTGAGCAATTTCTTAACTGTTTGTGTACTCCGTCAATATGAAGTCTGGTCTTATCATATATCTTTCGTAGTTGATATCCCATATCGTGACCGGCATGGAAAAAAGGGTATATTTCGCAATACTTTTGGATTACTTTTTCTATCCCTTTAAACACACGATTATCTAAATCTGAGCCTTGAGCTAAAATTAGTTCATAACACATAACATTATTAACCATGCTATAAGTTGCATTACGTGCTATATCTATATTCGCATCTAGATGGTTAATCAACAGCTCGCAAGTTTCCTTAGATAGTATGTCATTAAATTTTTCTATACCGTTTCGCATACAAAGTCCCCATTAGTTCTAACCCAATGAAAGAAAGATTGTATGTATATCTGTCGATATTTATTTACCAGTAACTCTCTTTCATGTGCGATCTCTCTACCTAAATAACATATGGCATCGCCAGCTTTTGTATTTAATCTATGTTCTTTACCTTGTAGATCTTGTAGGTTAAATGTCCAGTTACAATCTGATTTTAAATTTAATGACAAACTTAGTTCACAGGCATCTCTATCTTTATGTCTAGCCATATAGGAATTGTTTGTGTAAATAGTTGTGAACCAATAGGTTTCTGTTAAAGGTTCGCCGACTATTTTTTCCATCATTGGATGAAACTTAGTTGCTAAACTTTTTAAACATGCAGACTGGTGTAGCTGCCATACAAAACCCCTGTCTGGGCAGTATTGAGGAGGATAGTTTTTTACATCTGTCCAGAGTATTTTTGCTAACTCCTCTGCCTCTTCTGGTGTTATTAAACCAGTCAACTTCTGGTATCCGTTTTGTATTAATTTAGCCATGATGGGTGATAGTAACTGTCTGAACTAGGAAATCCTGTAAGTCCTTTCGGCATAATATTAAATGCTAAAGATTTTCTTACTTCATCTTTTTTTATTGTATCTGTCCAGTGATAAATGTCTGCTGGAAATAAAATACACAAACCTGTTTTAGGTTGTATTTGAATGTTCCTGCTAAATACAGGACTACCAAAGTCAAAGGATGACCAAGGTATAGGTGACTGAAACTTTAAGGGGGAAGGGTTCCAATGGTATTTATCATCGTAATATAATACGCCACTCCAAAAAGCACAAGTATGTCTATGCGGATTTATACGTGGCATGTCTTCATCTAATCTGGTAAGCCAAGAAGTGCTTATAATAAATTCCTGATTTATATATTCATCACCTTCTTGATAACCAAAATTATAAGTGTCTTGAAAAAATTTATTAACATGATTATTTAATTCATCACGTAACTTAGTATGTTTTTCTAAGACTCTCTTGTCTGTTTTATATAAGTGAGCGACGTTATCTTGATGTATGTTTGTTTCTTTTCTTAAACTTGTAAAATCGAGATCAAGAATACTTACATCAAAGTCGACCTTAAAAGCTGTTAGTATACTCATAAAAATAAGGGTGGTACTCCAATGTTACTTAATATTGGAGCGTGTTCTTTTTCCTTAGTACTCGTTGCCCTTTACGCTTTTTGACTGGTTTAGATGGTTCATCTTTCTCGGCACCTTTGCTAGGAAGTGATTCCTTTGAGGAGGTAGCTCCACCATATCCTTGATTAAATTCCTTGATTACTCGATCAAGATTTTTTTTTATTGTCATTATCTTAAATGTTGTGTTAAATCATAATCTACATTAGGCATACCATCTGTTTCTATCCAAATAGGTTTCCCTATCTTTTGTAGTATACTAGCTGGTATCTTTTTCTTTCTAATGTCGTAGGGTATGGGTGCGTTTGATACACACACCCTGATACATTCCCACTCTTCCTCTGTGAGAGTAAGCTTCACGCTAATGCAGGAGCTGATAATACTTCACCAGCTAAGTCTAATGGGAAGTTGTGAGCGTTACGTTCGTGCATAACCTCAAAGCCTAAGTTCTGTCTGTTTACTATGTCAGCCCATGTAGGGATGACCTTTCCATTAGCATCGACAACGGACTGGTTAAAGTTAAAACCGTTGAGGTTGAAAGCCATGGTACAGACCCCCATAGAGGTAAGCCATATGCCAACCACGGGCCAAGTAGCCAGAAAGAAATGTAAGCTGCGACTATTGTTAAAAGAAGCATATTGAAAAATTAATCTCCCAAAGTATCCGTGTGCAGCTACTATATTATAAGTCTCCTCGTCCTGACCAAACTTGTAGCCATAGTTCTGTGAGATATCTTCCGTAGTCTCCCGAAGGATCGAGGAAGTAACAAGGCTTCCGTGCATAGCAGCAAACAAAGCACCACCAAATACACCCGCAACGCCGAGCATATGGAATGGGTGCATGAGAATGTTATGCTCCGCTTGGAAGACAAACATGAAGTTAAATGTTCCACTGATTCCTAAAGGCATACCATCAGAGAATGATCCCTGACCAAAAGGGTAGACAAGAAATACTGCTGCGGCTGCTGACAATGGAGCTGTGTACGCCACAAATATCCACGGTCTCATTCCGAGCCTGTATGATAGTTCCCACTGTCTGCCCGCATAGGCTGCAACACCTATTAAGAAGTGGAATATAATAAGTTGATATGGTCCGCCATTATAAAGCCACTCGTCCAAAGTGCCAGCTTCCCAGATCGGGTAAAAGTGCAGTCCTATTGCGTTGGAGCTTGGAACTATTGCTCCTGATATAATATTGTTCCCATATAATAAGGA